ATATGATGGTTATCTTTCTGGTCATGGTCAAGAATTGGCCAACTTTTTGAATGAATTGACCGTTGGTAATGGCATTTCTGGCAAACCAGAATTGTTTAATTTTGCAAATGGCATGGGTTGTCTTGCTGCTCAAATGATTGTGTGGTTCAAGAAAACGCCTGGTGGATTTTATATTCATCCAGTTGACTTGAACCAAGATTGTTGGCAAGATTATGAATACCATGTTTATGAAAATAAAGTGGTTGTTGTATCTCACTTTTTTGATGATGAAAATCCAACTGAACAGATTTTTAATGGTTCTTGGAATGAATTTTTGTTATTGACTACTGAAAGTGAAACAGCATGAGTACAACATTAAGAGATTATAGCTCACCTCCTTGGGAAACTTCCGTGTATAAGAAAATCCCAATGAGCAAATATACGCCTGAGAAGATTCGGGTGATTCGTGAAATTGTTGGTAGACCTTTGAAGATTCGTTTTCGTGGTCCTAGAAATACCACAAAAGATATGGGTCGCAGCACCCATACAAGGCAATCAAGTTGCCTAAAAGAAAATGCTGTTACTTTTACTGTGTATTATCGGTAAACATGATAAAAGTACTTGACAAATCAACCGATGTGTGTTATACTAAGTGTTCTTAAATTGAATTGGAGATTATATTATGGCTCGTGGAAAATCAAATAAACTTGCACCCTTTGAAAAGCTAATGACCGTCATGGTCACAGGCAAACCTATAACGAAAGAAGAAATCGAGGCCACACTTGGCAACGAAATTCATATGTATCGTTTGTCTACTTATATGTGGCACATCAAGGTCAATGCCAATGGCGTGATTAAAGTAATCAAAGAAGGTCGTAAGGCTGTTGCTTATCAGATTATGAATCCTGATGAGATTAAAAAATACATGAATACTACAGGTATTTCTAAATCAGGTTTCAAACCTGGTCAAGCAACTAAAATCACCAGAATTAATAAACTGGCTGACCTTAATGCAACACCAATTGTTGCAGAAGTAGAAGCAGAAGTTGTTGCTTCTGATGAACTTGAAGTAACCGAAATTACTCAGTAATTGTCTTTTTATAATGGGGAGTTGCGATACTCTATGGCGAGCAGTCAGTCAGATGCCGGGTTTTCGGACCTTAAAAAGGATCGTGCAGTTAGTCTCATATGGCAGAGTCCGCTCATTCTTAAACAACAGCGACTATCGGGAGATAGCCAGCGTGCCCCTTATAACCTTGGAATAAAATGAATAAAGCACAAAAAGAAGTTTTACTAATCACACAAGAAGAATGTGCTGAAGTGACGCAAGCCATTTCAAAAGTTTTTCGTTTTGGTATTGATGGTTCACACAATGAAAGAACCAACAAAGAACGATTAACGGAAGAACTTGGTGATTTGCATTGTATGATTGAGTTGATGGTTGAATCTGGTCTTATTGACCGAAGTGAATTGCTCAATGCATCAGGACTTAAACGACATAAATTGTTGAAGTGGTCTAATATTTTTGAAAGTGAAAATGTATAATTACCTCAAATATAGTGGTCTTTCTGTTATACTCTCCTTGAATCCATTGCATTGGAAAGTTTTGCCATGGTATCGTAATGAGGCAACAGAAGAAGTTTGGTCGACAAATACCCATGCTGTTGGGTTTTTGTTTTTAACAGTTAGAGTTTGGATTGATAACGGAGATTGGTAATGAAATACTGGACAGAATTGAATAGATTAGAAACACAAATTATCCGCCTTGAAACAATGCGGTCTTTGTTTAGTGTATTGGCAAATGGTGCAGAAGAAAGCAGCGAAGAAGATATTCGTAATGCCTTGTGGTATGTTGAAGGTTCTTTAAGTGACATTCACAGCGAACTACGAAGTGAATTTGATGAGTTGTGGGAAGTTGTAAAATATGACGCTGAAGAAGATGAAGAAAAAGAAGAAAAGAAACACAAAGGCGGTATGAAGAAGAAGAAACAAATGACTGATAGGGAATTACCATGATTCGTTTGTGGTTAGTATTCACTATTCTATTTGCAGCATTCTATTTTATAATTCCTGCCTTTAGAAAAATGAAAGGTAAGGAGAAGTGGGATTTAACAAAAACACTTTTGTTTAGTATGTTATGTTCTTTGTTGGCAGTAAGTGCCATGGTTTTAATTGTTTTTTTATTTTAAAGGTTTAGCATGAAAAGTATTTTTAAAGTTTCTGCCATTGTTGCGGCTTTGACATTGGCAACAGGTTGTACTCGTATTGAAACTGGTGAAGTTGGTTTGCGTGTTGGTTTTGATAAACAAGTTAGTACTGGTGAATTGTTACCTGGTTCGTTTAATCAAACTATCATAGGTAATGTTATTACATTCCCTATCAAAGAAATTAGTGTTAAAGTTGAGGATATGACTCCATTGGCTAAAGACAATAGCACAATGAAAGACTTTGACACATTGGTTACTTACAACATTAATCAAGCACAAGTAGCAGAAATTTACAATGCTAAGAATCGTAGCTTTCACGCTGTTCACGATGGTGATGTTTACTTGATGTATAATTATATTTTTAATGCTGCTCGTAATGCTATCTATAAATCTGCTCGTAAGTTTGAAGCATTGGACATGGCTGATAATCGTCAGGCAATGGAAACTGAAATCAAAGAACAGATTGTCCGCACTCTTGCTGAAGAAAAGTTAGATGGCACTATTGTTATCGGACAGGTTCTAATCCGTAACATTGTACCTGCCGATTCAGTTGTTGCTTCTGCTAATGAATTGGTAAAAGCAAAGAATGAATACAAAACTGAAGAAGTTAAAGTAGCCACTGCTCGTAAGCGTAACGAATCAATGCAAGCTAACCCAATGGCAATCCCATTGTTGACAGCAGAAGCACAAGCAGAAGCCATGCGTAAGTTGCCAGATGCTATTGCTAACTTCAAAGGTCAAACTTTGGTTATTAATGGTGTTGTAACTCCTACTGTAAACACAAACAATAAGTGACATGAACATTTTTTACCTTGACCATGATGTAACTAAATGTGCAGAAATGCACAATGATAAGCACGTGGTCAAAATGATTCTTGAATATGCTCAATTACTTTCTACTGCTCATCGTGTGCTTGATGGTACTATCGTTGTTGGCCTCTCTAAAACTGGTCGCAAGCAAAGCAGATATGTTCTTCCTGACAGCCGTGAATCTTTGCTTTATAGTGCCACTCATCTCAACCATCCTTCAGCTATCTGGTGTCGCAAAGGTATAATGCAATACCGTTGGTTGCATAATCTTTTGATTGAGCTTTGTAAAGAATACACATATCGTTATGGTAAACATCATAAAGTTGAACGTGAAGGTTTGCTCTGGGGATTAGAACAACCGCCAAAAAATATCCATACTGATGTGTTCTGGTCTGAACCTACACCTGCAATGCCAGATGATGTGAAGATTGTTGGTGATTCAATCAAGTCCTATCGTAACTACTATATAAACAACAAGACGCATTTGGCGAATTGGAAAAAACGAACAACACCGGAGTGGTACATTGCCAACGTATAATTTTATTGATACAGAGACAAACGAAGAATTTGAAGTTGTTATGAAGATTGCTGAACGTGAAGAATTTCTAAAAGAGAATCCTCAAGTGCAACCAATCATAACCGCACCCGCTTTGATTAGTGGTGTTGGTACACAACAAAAACTACCAGAAGGTTTCAAAGAGGTCTTAGCTAAGGTTGGTGAGAATCATCCAGACAGTAGACTTGGTCGAGAATATGGTAACAAGACAAATGCACAAGTGAAAGCTCGTGACATTGTTGATAAGTATCGCAAAAAAGCAAAGATTGCATGACATTTAACTTTATAAAATTACCTGAATTAGATTTTGACCTAAAAGCAGAGACAACAGAAGAAGGCAGGCGATATGTAACACCAGAAGGACAAAAGTATCCTTCTGTTACTACTGTTTTGTCCTCTTACAATAAGAAGGCCATTTACGAATGGCGTCAGCGTGTTGGTAATGAAGAAGCAAATAAAATTGCAGGCCGTGCTTCTCGCCGTGGCACACAGTTACATACCTTGTGTGAGAAATATATTCTTGGTGAATTAACCGAGGTGAAAAGACATTCATTGATGCCTTTGGACAAAATGATGTTTGGTCAATTACGACCATTGTTAGATGAACATGTTGGTAATGTATATTGCCTTGAACAGGCATTGTATAGTAACAATTTAAGATTGGCAGGTCGTGTTGACTTGATTGCAGAATGGGATTATGAATTAGCAGTAATTGACTTCAAATCTTCCACAAAGGAAAAGAAAGAAGAAAACATTCGTAATTACTTTATGCAATGTTCAGCATATGCTGAGATGTTTGGAGAAATTACAAACCGACCAATCAATAAAATTGTGGTTGCAATTGCAACCGAAGAAGAAGTGCCTCAGGTATTTGTGAAAGACAAGAAAGAATATTTGCCAGAATTAAATCAATTCATTGATAAATACTGGCGTGATATTGCTGTATGAAGTAAAGAGAAAAGTGTTCTGGACGGGGGTTCGAGTCCCTCCAGCTCCACCAAAAGCATTTGCGTATTAGCCGAACCAGAAATGATGTATTCGGGGGAATGTAAATCGGGAAGTGCTTTTGATGGGGCTGTATTTGGTTTCGACAGGGCAACAAGTAACAGAGTGGACAGCACATCAGCAACGATGTAAAAAGAAGAAAAAAAGTAAACGCAAACGACTCACAGTTCGCATTAGCAGCCTAAACGCAGCTTAGGGTTTCGGTTGGTTTCCTCGTAACAGAATAACCAACCATTTTAAAAACTTAAAAAGGAATCAGTATGAAATGGTCTGCACCACAAGCAAGCGATATGCGTTTCGGTTTTGAAATCACAATGTATATTGCCAATAGGTAATAATTGATAAAAGGTTTTGTTTGGTTCCCTTGATAACCAATCATTTTATTAATTAAGGAGTTTATTTTGAAGAAGATTAGTTTATTTTTAGCCAGTTTGGCAATTAGTGTGACCGCTATGGCGCAAGGTTATGGTTCATTGGAGTATTCAGATGAAACCAATCGTGCAACAAATGCCTCTAATATTAAAGAAGGTGTTGTTCTCGGTACTAAAGTAGGTTCTACCGACTATAGCCTTAAAATGGAAAACAGTCAAACTGCACTTGGTAGTGGTTCAATTTCACAAGGACTAGAAGTTCGTGTGAGACAATCTATCGGTGCTTTCTACGTTGGTGGACGTTTGGGTGAAAGAATTTCTAGTTCTACACATTTCAGTCATTATGCAATTGATGCTGGTGTTAAGTTCCCATTGATTGCTGGTTTTAATGGTGATGTTGGCGCTCGTTATCGTAATGCATTTGATACTGCAAATGATTATCAGACCACCCGTGTTCACACAGCTGTTGGTTATGATTTAACCAAAAAAGATAAAGTCGCAGTTCGTTGGAGTCGCAGCTACGGTGACGAAGAAAAAGATGCATGGCGTCTACAGTACACTCGTAGTTTCTAATTAAGAGGGTTGACGGATCCCAATAAAACCGTCTTTTTTATTTTGGAGAAATTGTGAAAGTTTATAGAAGTAATTATCGCAATCATTGGGTATCACCATACATTATTCTCAAGGCAGTTTGCTTTTGGGAAAAAGATGAACATGTTTTTTACAATGTTGAAGATGTGCCTGGACACAAATACGACAAGTGGGTTAATTTTCTAAATCCATTTTGTAAAGCATGGAGTAAATTCCTTGACTTTGTTCATCCAGAAATTAAGTATGTGAAGATTGACCGATGGGATACTTGGTCAATGGATCACACATTAGCAGATATCATTCTGCCAATGCTGAAACAACTAAAAGAAACCAAACATGGCGCACCTTTTGTTGATGATGAAGATGTGCCAGAAGAATTGAAATCAACTTCTGCACCACCAAAAGAAAACGAATATGATACTGATGAAAATCATTTCAAACGCTGGGATTGGGTACTTGATGAAATGATTTTTGCATTTGAATGTAAGGTTGATGATTCATGGCAAGAGAAATTCTGTTCAGGTGAGCATGATATTAAATCTGTTCCTTGTGAATGGGATGAAAACGGTAAACCTAAAATGTATAAAATGGAAAAAGGTCCTAACGATACATACAAATGTGACTATGATGGAATTGCATTAATACAAAAACGAATCACCAATGGTTATCGTTTATTCGGTAAGTATTATGAAGGCCTTTGGGATTAATTTATTATAAATAGATATACTACCACAACACACACAAGGTAGTATAACACACACAGGAGTAAACTATGTCAAACATGACACCTTTTGAAATTCGTCTTGAGCTATTAAAAATGGCAAGAGACATGCTATATGATGAATATAATGGTCAACGTGACCGCATTTCCCAAAACTGGAACATGCAATGTGAATCGGCAAAAAGTAAGGGAGAAAATCCTCCCGAACATCCAATACTGCCATCAATCCCCTCTGAAACAGATATTATAACAAAAGCTCAAACCTTAAATGGTTTCGTGTCTAATAATACTGCACCAGAAACACCAAAAGTTTCCGTTAAGAAGTCTTCTTAACTGACGGTAGTGGGACTTTTCGTCCCACTTTAAACAACACACAAGGAGTAACATGCGAAGCAAACTCATAATTTCTAGCATATTTTTTTCATCATTGATTCTATTCTTATCATTCATAAGTGTAGACACATATAACATTCTGCCTATCAAATCAACCTACAATGCTTTAACTATTCAGGCACAAAAACAAGTAACCTGTTTAGCTGAGAACATTTACTTTGAAGCGGGACACGAACCACTTGAAGGCAAGAAAGCAGTTGCTTTTGTTACTTTGAATCGGGTGCAATCCGGATATGCCGATAACATATGTGATGTGGTAAAACAGAAGACAGGCAAAACATGTCAATTTTCATGGTATTGTGATAGCACATTTACCTCCAGAACCTTGACAATGAAGCAGACTCCATTGTATAATGAGATTTTGCAATTATCCACAAATGTATTTTTAAATTTTGAACGAATGACTGATGTGACCAATGGTGCAACCTATTATCATGCTGATTATGTAAAACCTAACTGGACAAGATTACAAAAGGAGACACAAATTGGGAGACATATTTTCTACAAAAGCAAAATTGACAAAATCGACCGAAATAAAGGAATCATTTCATATGAATAAAGACTTAATCACTATATGCGTATCGGTAATAATTGTATTATGTACCGCAATAGTTGGCGCAATCGTGTATAATACTAATGATAGAAACAACATGGCGAAAAACATTGAGGCTGCAATTACCAAAGGTGTTGACCCATTATCGGTGAAGTGTGCATATGAAACAGGTTCTAATCCAATCTGTGTAACATATGCCGCAACAGTTAAGAAATAATTTTTAGGAGTATATTATGGCAGTACAGCAAGTGAGTGTTAATCAAATTTCAAACCCAGCAGACCGTGAAAAGTTGTTGAAAGTAATCCGTGAGGTGTCAGATTCAATGGCACGGGCTCAGGGTGAGAAAGAATATATCCGTGAAGCAATTGCAGATATCAGTAAGCAGTTACAGTTACCTAAAAAGATAGTTGCGAAGATGGCGAAGGTCTACTTCAAACAAAACTATGATGAAGAAGTTGCGGTACAAGACCAATTTGAAACTCTTTATGAAACGATTGTGAAATGAAATATATTTTTAAACAAGTAGATGATATCTCTGGACATAATGCAGAGACTACAATTGAATTTAGTGCAGAATATCTTCCAACTATCTTAGAACATTTTGAAATGTTTATTCGTGGTTCAGGTTTTCATCCATCAGGCACATTAGAATTTGTGGATTATGAAGATCCATACACCACACCAAAATTTGAATGTGCTGAAGAAAATTATGAAGATGATGATGTGGAAGAAACACACGAATGGACTCAAACATTGAGAGATGATTCTGAGTGGCCTTTTCCAAAACAAAGACCCGGTGATTTGAATTCAGATACTACAGGGTCTGCTGTGATGGATTGGACTGCGGCACAATTAATTCGACCACCAAAAATGGAAGATGTTTGTCCTGTTTGTAAAATAGACAACAAAACAATGTTGAGCCATGAATGTTGGGACAAAAATTGTCCAAAAGGACAAGATGCCAACTAAAGATGAAATGGCAAAATTTGCTAAGTCTATAGAAGAATATGTCGCAAATACAAACTACAACTACATTGATGCAGTTGTGGAATATTGCAAAGTAACTGGACTTGAGATTGAAGTGGCGGCTACATTAATCAATTCTAACCTAAAATCAAAGATTGAAAATGTGGCATTGGACAATAACATGTTAAAAGAAAAGGGTGCTAGGTTACCGATATGATATCTGGTTATGAAGCTTTTGGACTCTATCAGTCTCTAAAACTTCACTTCACAACCGACTCATACGATTACTTTAAATATAATGGCAAGACTAATGTTACTGTCACCGCATTTGAAAATCGTAAAGACAAATATCACTTCTACAAATTGTCTCGTAAGTACACCAACAAAGAAGATTTAATTAACTTCATTGTTGCAAATTTAATAGAAGATGAAAAGTCATGGGTCGGTGCTCTGTTGCAAGAAGAGGCCGATATGAATTTCCGTAAACGACAAAAGGTGATTCAGTCACTATCATACACTTTTGAAAATGATTGTAAACTTATTTTTGAAGATTGTATACTTAATCCCAATGAAGTATTAATGACTGATGGTGATTATCCTTTGTTACTCACCAAGACTCTACAAAAAGATGTTCAAGTTGAAACCTTGTGCATACTAAATCAGATTCTTGGATTCTTTCCAATGTGGGCAGATAAAATCAATGACACCATCCGATGGCCTGCATACAGGCAGAAGTGTGTTAAGTATGCCGCATTTCTACCACAAGATAGTGTAAAATACAAGTTGATTTTGAAAAAGGTGTTAAATGAAAGTCTCTAAGATTTATTTGGATATGGATGGTGTTCTCTGTAACTTTGAACGCCGTTATTTTGAGAGGTACAATGAGTTACCCGGTTCAATGCGTGACCGCAAGGACTTTAATGTACATTGGGATGACTTCATTGAAACAAACCAGTTTGAAACTTTAGACTGGTGGCCTGGTGGTCAAGAACTGCTAACTTATGTTTGTTTTCTACATAATGAACATGAGATTGAGGTCGAAATGCTAACTTCTTCTGGTGGTCAAAAACACCATGCAGCAGTAGCAAGGCAGAAGCAAGTATGGTTGGATTCTAAAGGAATCTTTTTTAAGGCGAATGTCGTTGCAGGTCGGAAAACAAAAGCCGAATATGCAAGGTCAGACACAATCCTTATTGATGATACACCTGATGTAATTCAATCATTCAATGCGGCAGGTGGTATAGGTATTCTGCATAAAGAGGTCGGTAA